AATACCAGACTCCGAGGCGAAGAACGTCTGCTCTTCTTTGAGTTGACGATATATCTGGAGTCCTTGGTATTCCTCAATCAACTTTTCGTCAATCATCGGTCCCTTGTCTCGCAACAGAGTCAAGATGTCTTTCATGGTCTGCGTAACTTTAGCCTCGTCAAGAGACATCGCCGCGTCACGACTTGTCTCAGGATCGGTCACTCGGTAGAGAGTCATTTCTTGGACCTCCCTACAACGAACTTGAAACTTGCTCCAGTTGGTTCATCGTGCGAGGAGCGTCTAGCCGTAAGATCCTTACCCTCTAACGTGTAAGTAATACGGAAGTCGCCTTTCAAGAATCCGAAACGTCCATCTTCAAGATCCCTGACTTGGCACTGAAACGCTCCCGATCCGTTACGCCAAGTGACGTTACTGTATTCAATAACTAGCTTGGTTCTATCGGTGATTTTGTTTCTGGCAATCCACTCCGGGTAGACGTAATTCTTCCACTCCTCCAGAGCGTCCTCCCAACAACCGAGACAAGAGTCTTCGGGAATCGGATTGCCCTTTTCATCTAACAGGTCGCAATCGTTCTCGTGGTCGTATTTGACGCAAACACAATCGCTATCCAACGTTAGCTCTATTTTGATTAGCTCTACGATGTCGCTCACTTGGACTCCTCCTCTGGCAACTCTTCGGATCTTGCCACGAACAACTGCTTTAAGGTGGTCTCGTCACCGAGAGAGTTTACGAACTTTACGTCTAGTTGACCAGCGTTCTCTGCCCAGAGCTTACGCAACTCTGTCTTAGACTTGGCGTTCGCAATAGCCGAAATGACTTGTTGTCTCTGATCCGGATCTGGATGGACCGGGATCTCTTTGACCTCAACCGGACTAACCTGAGTTGCTGGAGTTAGGACTTTCACGTCTGCTTGCTCCATCTCCTCCGAAGTGTAGATACCCGAGAGGTCGTTCGGGAACGCTTTACGGATCGCAAGAGCCTCGGCAACCTTAGCCAACATTACGTCTGGCATCTTGCTCCAAAGTCCTTGAGGTCTTCCGTCCTTACCGATTGGACAATAGCTCGTGATTGTCGCAACGGCGAACAGAGGCTCGGCAAATCCAACTCGGTAGACTCCGACTTTGGCCGCTCTCGGCATTTCGGAGGACAACCAAACGTCACGCCAAACTCCGTCCTCTCCACACCAGAGAGGTTGAGTCTGTCCAGCGTATTCGCCGGATCGTTGAGCGATGATACGGAGTCCGTCAATAGAACTCTGTATCGTGTATCTGTTGTTCCCGGTCCGAGAGTCCCAACGTCCAATCATGTAGATTTGACGGCTGAACGGATCTAACCCGGTCTTTTGTGCGTAGTGTAAGAACAGAGCTAGGTCTCCTGCTGGAGCATCGCTCAGTCCGATTTGACGTAGAGCCGCTAACTGAGTTGCGTCCCATGTCTTCTGGTCCGGTTGGACCGCTAGTGTTGTGTTCACCTGTTTCTCCTTATTGTTATTTATCTTCAAATGGATTGTAGACGGAACGTCCGACATCCAGAATCTCGTCAGGATCCATCTGGACGTTGATGCCGATTGAGACATCTAGTCCAACGAACTCTGCCGAGACGCATAGTTTATTGTTTCTGGTTGCGTAAGATCCGACAACCAAGACGTGGTTACGGAGCTTGACGGATTGAGCAACCATCTTGGCGAGATCCTCTCGGGTGAAGATGATTAGTCTCTTGCCGTAGTTACGTCCGGGTGTAGTGATTCGGATCCCAAAGATGGTGCTGTTGGTCAACTCCAACGGAGGATTGACGACTTGCCCTTGTAGCACGAACGACTTGCTCACGCTATCGCCTCGTAGAGTTCGGTCATGTCTTCTTCGGCTGGAGAGTCCTTGAACAACTCTCTTTTAGGTACGGAGTTCTGGACGTGATAGAGGTCTATCTTCTGTCTCAGACTGTATGGACTCTGAGGCTCAAGGATTAGACCGAGATTGTAGAGCTCTCGGAGACCATCCCACAAGTATTGTGTGTCGTAGCCGTAACGTAGTCCAGTAATCAAGACAACTCTGCCGTTGATGTGAATCCGATTGGAGTAATACGCGTTGCCTCCAGACTTATCAAACCAAGAGCGGCTCTCAATAAAGACTGAGCGAATCTTCTCTGCCATCTCTACATCTCCCACAACTTGAACAAGAACCAGAAGAGAGCCATGATAAAGGCTAGGAATACGATTGGAGTTACGAACGGCAATCCCATAAACCACATCCACGCAGTCTGTATAAGACCAAGGATGTAGAGCGTCCCGATTGCTCCAACAAAGAGTTTCAGAAACGTCTTCATGAGCGATCCTCCTCCTCTACGGCGTGAATAAATCGCACCCGGTCAAACTGTTCGTTAGAACTCTCCAACCATTTCAACGTCTCTGAGAAGAACTGGTCCCAGATGTCGTCAAGGACCGGGTTCTCAAGCTCTGAGATACGAGAGCGATGTTTGTTTAGGATCTTGGCTAGAGACACGAAGTCTTTACGATGTAGAGTCATGGCTAGTCCTCCTTGCCCCAAGTCAACTTGGAGTCAATAGACTCTCCCGGACTTGGTACGTTGGTTAGGATGTGGCAGATTTGACCCTTGGAGTTGACTCCGGTGAGGCGAGATCCGTCACGTTTAGTTATCTTGAACTCAATGCCGTCTAGGTTTAGCACGTCACCAACCTCCAACTTGTCCCAAGCGTTCTCGGATTTCTCCTCTCCGTCCTTGAGACAATAACCACAATAATCTTCTTGTTCGGCCAGGTCCTCTTGAGGCGGCTGGCAGGAGCAGAACGCAGTAGCCTCGCAGAGCTCCAGTCCCTCGTCAAGAATCCCTCCAATCTCGTTCCAAAGATACTCAACGTGAGTGATTGAGATTGCTGGAGCAGGATAGTTACGTTGAACCGAAATCTCGTGTTTCAAGTTTCGTTTGAAGACGTAACCCGGAGGAGCGACCAGAACGCATCCGTTAGCCGTCACGCTAGTTGCGTCAATCCAGACTTTCATTTCCACAAGTTGTGAGATCCGGTCAGCGATTGTTCTTAGTTGAGTTGAGTTGCTCATTAGAGGCTCGCCTCCAATCTCTTCTCAATGGTCTTAGTGATTTGATTCCAAAGACCTCGGATTGTGTCGGTGAGTTCCGATCCGTAAGCACGAATGTCCACAGACCCGGACATCGTAACTGGATTGTCTCCAACTCCGTCATCCCAACAGAAGTCGTGTCCGTCTCTCCAAACTTGGAGCAAGACGTAATCGGCGTTCACGATGATAGACTCCGACTCCTCGTCACGAGTAACGGAGAAGAACGAATCGCACCAAGCAGGAGCGTTTACCTCAATCGCCTCGGCGATTTCTGAATCGTTGATGTAGTATTCCATTTTGCTTAGTCCTGTCTCTTAGAAGTTGTTTAGTTGAGTTGCGATTGAGCACCAGACTTGGCGTTCACGAAGTTCAATCTCAACAGAGACGTTGCTAGTTGAGTTGATGAAAGAGTCACTACAAACCAAGCTCGTAACTGACTCTCTGATTGCGTTCATAACCTCTTGAGCAGACTTGGCCTGAATCCTGCCATGGTAATCTGCCAAGCGAAGAATGTTGCTATAAACCTTGACTTGAGTTCCGTACTTAATCAAGTCATCAACGTTGAACGAGTTGACGCTATCTTCACCTGCGATTAGGTTGTTGATTTCTTGTTTCTTAGTGCGAGCCGACTCTAAGGCAAAAGTCCAGACCTTAATGTAGGTCTCTAGTTTCGCCTCTGGAGTAACCTTGCTCTTATCGTGATAGGTGTAACTTGTCATCTCTGACTCCCTTGTTTCTCGGAGATCCGCCGTTCGGACCTCTCTGTAGAACAATTATTGTCTTCTCCCCGGTCCGAGTCAACTCTTTCAACAAACTATTTCTTCGGCGAGTCGCAACCCGAAACCCTTGTATTCACAGGGGAACTCAGCAGGAGGGAGGAGGGAGCAGGGAGAACGACCTGTTTAGGATCGTCCTCTCCAAGCCGATTCCAGCAGTCGGGGATCGGGATTGGTCAAACGAGCTCCAACCACTACGGATGGAGCAGTTGCGTCATACGTTGAGGAGATCCGGCTAGGCAGGGACTAAGGGCAACTCGGATCTTAGCCATCTCTTCAACACTCATTACTCTCGGTGAAACGTAACTTGTTTAACCCGAGGCTAGTCGTTCCGGGTACGCCAAATCGGCGACCTCTAACGTCCGATTACGTGGTGGACTAGACCAACGTTGTCCTCAAGGGAACGAGGTCTATCTTGCGTGAACGGATCTCAAATCAACAACTAAGTTATCCACCAATAAAAGAGGTTTCGGTGGATAACTCTGTGGATAACTTTCAACGTCTCGTAGTAGAATCGCAGACTCGCCTCCACAATGGCTCAAATCGGTCACAGATTGACCACAGACGGCACGAACGTAATAAAAGAGGTTAGAGTTCACCCGGACGCTAAAGAGGTCTCGTGAGAGCGTTTATTTCTTCCTCGGTCAACCCGAGCTCTTTGAGTTTCTGAATCGCAGACTCTTTGGCTAGTTGCTCGGGAGTCGGTTCAGGATCGGGAGCGTCAAACTGCTCCACAATCACGCCGTCACTCCAAATTGTAATCTTCATTAGAAACCTATGCTAATCGCTGGAGCAGTTAAAGATAAAGTCTTAGTTGTCGTCCAAGTCGCAGGGAGAGCTCCAGAGACTCCCGATTGCGTCCACGCAACAGCACCATAAGAAGATGAAGACAAGATACCAGTTGGAATAACTTCACTCATAACTCCGTTGGTTGTCGTATAACTATAAAGACCCGGGTTGCTGACTCCTTGCCGAACACCAACCAACCAATACAGACCGGGAGTCAATGAGACTGAAATAATCGCTAAGTTTGGTCCGGTGGATCCGCCAACAGTATCAGTTCCAATAACTCCTCCATCAGCCAAGCGAGCGTTCGGATAATCGTCAGTCGTGCTGTTGCTATAAATACCGACACGAACGCCACCAGACGCTCCGTTGAGAGACGTTACGTTGATACTCAAATAAATTGCTGTAATGGTTTGAGGACAATAGAACGGAACGGCATGAGCCAAGTCAGCCGTAAAAGTCGTTCCCGATCCTTGCGTAACCAAACCAATCGGAGCATAGAAATACCCGGTCTTCACGTATCTAGGACCATAAGGGACCGGAGTTGAGGCCGCCGTAACTAGATTGGTTACAACTCCAGAAGTGTTGACGTATTTAGGCGTGTTCGTAGTCGTATTGAGCCAGATGTCTCCAACTCTCGGATTGGACGGATCGCCTGTTGTCCCTCCAGTAATCGTTGGCTGACTCGTCAAGACAGGAGTATTAGGCATAGTGAAACGTTGAGCGTTCTCAACTTTGTTGAGCCTCGCATCAAGATCCGCAAAGATAGCTTGAAGACTAGGAGGGAGATTGACGTAACCCATTTGAGATCCTAACTTGTCGGAAGAGTCAACGTGACTGTAACTCTCTCAGGACCGGTCTCCCCGGGAGTCACCGACAAAGCCACAATCCGATAAGTTGCGTCTATGCCATCAGGGAATCGGTCATCCTTGATACGAACTCTAGCATCATCTCCAATAACATACGAGCCGAGGACTGGATTGAGGCTCGGATTGGCGACAAGCTTGATGGTAGTCGGAGGATAAGAGACGGCGGCCACACGACCAGAGGCGAGACCTTGAACCAACGTTGCGTCAATGATGTCGTTGAAAGAAACAGAGTCCTCCAAGAGCGGCCACCCGGACGTAAGTTTCGTGGAGTCCGTTGCGTTGTAAATCAACTTACCCTCATTAGATCCTGCTCCGGTTGCGTAGATTCGGTTGGCAACCAGAGATCCATCTTCTGGATACTCGTACTCAACCACGTTGCCAGCAGGGAACTCAAAGACCGGGACAGATGTAGACGTTGACGAGTACGCCGTTCCAAGCCTCGGATAGCCAAGAACTAGAGTTTTAGTGATGTTGTAGTCCGAGTTGTAAGCACAACGAATCGCAAAGTCAAAGCCAGATCCGGATCGGCTCAAGTCCAAGAGAGCTTGATAAACTGTCTTCTGCTCGTAAGCGTAGAACAACCGAGTCAAGTTGACTCCAGAAGTTTCGCTCCCGGTCAAGACTCCGATGTTGCCGTTAGCGACAGATTGAGCCGTATTCACTAGACCACGAGCTATCGCCAACTGATCCGTATTGAAGTAAGTCAAGTTAGAGGCGATACGTCTACGTTCAAAGTAAGACTCAAACTCTCTAGCCGAAATTGTTAGACGTTGACTCTTAGAGTTGTAGGATCTCAACCAAAGTATTCCACCCCAAACGATAACTCCGTCTCGGTCAACGTAGACGGCAGTACGTCCGGGAGTAGTTGAGGCTGTAACGTTCTGATTGACCGAAACTCCTGAAAGCAAGATAGAGCCGTTCAACGTTCCCGAGGAGTTGAGAGCCTGAGTGAAGTTGACTCCAGTTATTTCTAACTCAGCGTTGATTGCGTTCGTGACTAGATCCGCAAAGAAGTAGCGATAAGTCGCCATGATTTACTTCTTGTCTTTAGACTGCTCTTCAACCGAATCGGCGGCTCTCTTGAAAGCTCGCTGGAGATCCTCCAAGATGACTCGCATCTTGCCAATCATCGTTCTACCAATCTCGCTAAAGACCAGCAACATCGCTCCCATGAACATCGTCAAGATACCTGTTAGAGCCGTAGACCCGGGGAGGATTGCTCCGACTCCAGCACCGACTCCAACTACGATGAAGAAAAGTCCAACGGAGAACCAGATGAACCAACCTAGTAACTTTAGGATCGCAACTATACGAGATTTCATTAGGCCGCCTTATTTGAGAGGATGTGTTTCAAAGGATCTACAAGTTTGTCGTATGGAGCAAGGTGAACGTTGACTCCAGAGAAGTTAGGTCCCATCTCTCCAATAGAGAGGTGTAGGTGAGCTCCGGTTGAGGCTGTCCCGGACGGCGTGTTCTTGCCTCCACCGACTTTACCGATGATGGTCTTGCCTCCCTCAACTTTGTCTCCCTTTACGAGACTAGGTTTCTCGGCTAGGTGAGCGTATAAGATCCACTTCTGATCCTTGCTTGAGTGGACTAGGATCCAACCGAGAACGTCCGTCCAAGCGACAAGTCCAACAGTTCCAGAGGTAATCGCTTTTATAGGAGAGTTCTCTTTAGGACTCCAGTCCTGTCCACGATGCGGTCTGCCCTTGCGATACGGAGCTAAATTGCCAAACTCGTCACCTCTGGTCTTCACCGGGAACGGCTCATGATAAACGACACTCATTTATGCTCCTAACGCTCTCGCAATCAAATAAACCAAACTAGAAGATAGACCAGCCGTCAATACGCTAATCAACCAAGCAGATTGGTAACGTGCTTTCTCTAACGCTCGGATCCTCTCTTCATGGTCAGCAACAACATCTAGTTTCGCTTTGATGTCGGCGATGTCCTCAACAACTCTAAGCAAGAGAGCTTGGTTGCTTGGCGGTCTAATTTCGTCACTCATTACGCCCACGCTCCAATAGAGTTCATAGCCGAAGTTCCGACAGGAGTTATCTTGACGAAAGAGTTATTCGTTACAGTGAAGGAGGTTGTGTTGTTGACCGACAAAATAATTTGAGGAGTCAGCACAGTCGTTGAGGCAGCTGTTCGGACAAGTCCAGTAACTCGGAAGTTCACGTTGTATGTTGATGCTGTCGCTGGAGTTGTGTAAATCAAACCAGTCAACGGCAAGCCAGATAAGAACTTGCTGGACGTTGTTCCGTTGTCCACACCACCAACAACAAAAGGGTTAGTTGAAGTTGGCAAGTTCGTATAAGAAGTGATTACTGAGATGCTGTTGGCGACAGCCGTGTTAGTGACGAAAGTCGCTTGACCGACAATCTCTATTTCGTAAGTCGTTGAGGCCGCTAAGGATAGACCGACACCGAATAAAGATTGAGCAGTTGTAGAACCAGCAGTTAGAGTTCTCGTTGCTGAGAGAGCGTAGAAGTGACGAGATGGAAGAAGTCCACGTCCACCATTAGTGGTCAACGTAGAGGTAGAGTTCGGAGCAAGATACGCCACGTTGCCGTCATACTCAATAGCTCCACCAATAGTTCCCGAGTTGAGTAGCGATCCGGATCTCAAGTCAATCGGAGGAGCAGAAGTAGTACCAGTCAACGGATAGAAAGTTCCGTTCTGGTCTATGTAAGTCAATACAGTCGGAGTATTGTTACGCCATTGTTGAAGAGCCGTCAACTGACCAGATGCTCCAGTTACGACTAGAGGAACGTTAGCGGCCGTTGAGTTATTTACAGCAACGTTAGACGTTGAAGTCAAACCCGGAGTCGTAAGCGATCCTGTTAGAGTACCTCCAGTTATTGGCAGGACAGGCAAGTTGGTTGTCGTCAAGGACCGGGTGTCCGTAATGTTACCAGCAACCACAGACGTTGCTAGAGCGGCTACGGCAATAGTCGCCAAAGAGATTGAGTTGTTTGGAGTTGCTGGAGCAGACGGCGAGGCCGCTGGAGTTCCCGCCAAGACCTGAAAAGTCACGTTGTTAGTCGCACCCGAATAGAACGAGTCGTTCACAGTAACTACAATTCGGTCAACTCTTGGCAAGCTCGGATCGGCAGTAGTGATAGTTAGAACAGTCGTGCCGTCATTGTAGGCAACGTAAGTACCCGAGTTTGATGGAGTTCCGACAATCGCACACCACCCGGACGCAACGTTTACAGTCATGTTTGGAACTGCTTGAGCGGTAACGGCTAGAGACGTTGCTCCAATGATGCCTGTTGAGTTGTAGATTGCCCTAGTGGTTAGCCTGTCGTTCTCGGCAGGATGCGATCCGTTTTGTAACCAACTCGGAGGAGTTCTTAATGCCATGATTGTTCCTTAGACGTATGCTGGACTATAACTTATTGTAGCGTTTGTAGAGGCTGTTGCTCCAGATGAAACAGAAAAGTAGAACTGACTTGTTCCGGGTGGAGCAGTAAACCAAGTAGATCCGGGAGTGACCAAGTTACGAGCCGCCGTTCCGTTCAACGTTACGAGCTTTTGATTTAGGTCAATCACCACAGTATCGGTTGCCGTCAACTGATAGTTCACGCCAACGTAGTTGGTCGTGCCACTCAATCCAATAACAGGTATGTTACAAGGACCAGTAATTGTGACGATTGGAGACGTATAAATCCAACCTGTATTGAAGATAGATGCTTGGTTGGATCCACCTCCACCAAAGTTGAGGTCATAAACTCTGTTGTAAGTTCGCCCGGGTGTCGTCAACGGAGGATAGATTGAAACGAAAGTTGTTGAGTTGTCGTAATACCTCGGGTCAGGACAGAACATTACAACTTGAGTCTTGATGTAGCCGAACGTGAACTCTGGGTCAACTTTAGTTCGGACTTGTCGGACTCTCGCTTGAATAGTCTTCTCCGTATCGCTCGGAGAGAGCTTGAACATCAAAGTAGTCGTTCCTGTGGATTGAGGCAAGAGCGAGGCTTGGAGCAAACTGTAATTCGTTTGAGCAGAATTGTTGTTGCCAGCAAACACGTTGATTACGAACGTGACAGTACGTCCATTGTAGAAGTCTCGTCCCGAGAACGATCCGTCATTGTAGCCTCGGTTATCATCTTGAACTCTAAGCTCGGGGACTCCCTCTAAGCCGTCAATCTCTAGGATCGGGAACGGCGTTCCTGCTCCAAAAGTAAAAGAGCCAAAGGTGAAAGAGTAATCTGCTAACGGCATTACGATCCTGCTCCTGCCACTATTGGAAGATTGAACTTGATGTTGTTGACGACTGCTTGAGAGATGTCTTGAGCCGTAGCGTTAGTCGTCACGTTGACCTCGGTGTTGATTGTCGGACCGGAGGCTACGACCGGAGCAGTTGGCGTAGATCCGTATTGAGTCATGCCGTAGCCGTAAGTCACATCGTTAGCCGAAGATAAGACTTGTTGCCCAACCTTAGTGGCTAGACCGATTTGAGCGACCCGGGTGGCAACGTTTTTATCCGTCTCGGCTAGACCAGCGTTGACTATGGTTAGAGCGTCTTTCATGTTCTTAGCCGAAGTTCCCAGAGCGTCATTGAGAGCCGTAACAGACTTGGCTATCGCATTGTTTCTAGTCGTAGTGAGCTTGGCGACAGCATCGTCAAACTTCACTTGAAGATCCGTAGCAGACTTGGCATAAGCCGCGTTCTCGTTCGCTAGAGCCTCAGCCAACTCGCTCTGAGCCGAAACATACGCCTCTTTCAACTCCTCTGTGGCTAAACCAGAAGTGTCGTAAATCTGTTTAGCCAACGTATCTACGCCTGTGTTCTGAAGCGTTCCAAGATCCTTGAATAGAGACTGTATCTCGGTTGCTTGCTCTGGAGTCGCTTGGAGAAGTTGCTTAGTCAACTCGCCAGCAATCATCGGTCCCTGAGAAACAATCTGCTCCACGAACGTCTGAGAGTAACCCATAGCCGTCAACTTGGCGGCATCCTCGGCAAGTCTCTTCCCGGACATCAACTTATCTCGCAACATAGTTACAAAGTTGTTTATGTTGGCTCCAGCGTTGATAAACATTTCGCCAGCGTCAAAGTTAGTGACTTGAGCGAACGCCGAACGTAAGCGATCCTGCGACTGCTTTACGATGTCGGCAAGCTTGTTCGCTCCGTCCTTTTGAATCTCGGCAATCTTCTCAACGTGTTCCCTATCTAGTTGAGCCAGAGCATCATTACGTTCCTTGAGAGCAACCTTTAGTCCTTGAGTGTATTTCTTAGTTGCGTCTAAGACATCGTTCACAAACTTACGTTGAGTGGCCGCAGATTTCTCGGCCGCCTTGTCTGCTTTAGATTGACCTGTCTTCGCTCCTCCTCCAAGATCCAAGTCAATACCAGAAAGATCCATGTCTCCAAAGCCGAACGCTCCAAGCTTGCTCTTCTCAGAGTCGTCAACTTTAGGTTTCACCATCGGCTCAATCTTGATGCCAAGGAGCGAGGCAAGTCCCTCAATGATTGGCTTAATCATGAACTCCCAAAGAGGACCTAGAACTTTCATCAAGTTCTCAAACGCTCCGACAAGATTGTCGGCAATCCAGTTCACGACTGGCTCCAATACGTCAATCAACCAAAGCCAAGCCGGGATTAGATAAGTAATCAGATACTCGGCAAGCATGTTGATAATCGGCAGGACGACTTTCTCAATAATCTTTGTTAGAGGAGGAAGGATCTTCTCTACGACTTTCATGATGACTCCAGCGAGAGCCTCAAAGACCGGGACGAGAGCCGTAATAAGTTGGTCAATCAACGGCATTAGAGCAACCACGACTTTATCAAATAGTCCGGCGATAAGGTTGATGAACGGCATCAACTTTAGGAGGATCTTGCCAAACGTGTCTAGGATCGGGAGCAGAGCTTTACCTAGAGTTTCTTTCAACCGATCCATCATCACGCCTAACTTGGCGTAAGGATTGGCGTTAGCGGCCGTTTCGGCGGCTCCCTTAAATTGTTTCTGAAGATCCCCAAGCACGTTTGAGGAGTTCTTTATCCCCGGGACTAGACGTTGAAGAGCCGTTCCCTGCCCTGAATATGCCTTGGCTAAAGCCATAGAGACAGCCTCAAGATCCTTACCTGTACCAGCCGAAACGTCCATGGCGAGCTCTTGAAGTTTCATCGCCTCGGTTGAATCTTTAGTTACCCGGACGAGTCCAGAGAACGAGGCTCGGATCTTATTGTCAGCGACACCAGACATCTCCTCTAGTGAAGAAATCTGATCCTCAACTGCCCCAATCTGCTCTTTAGTCGCACCAGTAGTCGCCTCAAGTTGCCTAGCCAAAAGAGCTTGAGATTGCTGATCCTCAACGGCGGCCTTAGCCGAATCGTTCAGAAACGTAATAACAGCGGCAGCTCCAAGCAACTTGCCCAGAGATCCGGCGAGACCACCAAAAGACTTGCTTAGTCCGTCCACTTTGGACGACTGAGAGGAGATGTTCCCTGCCATCTTCTCAACTTGCCCGGTCACAGCGTTCAACTGAGATGTGAGACGCTCGGTTTCAAGTTGTAGCGAGATGACAATAGGATCTAAGCGTTCAGCCAAGATTTACCTCCATCGTCTCTTAAAAGCGTTTGTGAATAACTCGTTCGCTCTCTTTGAAATCTTCTTGCCAGCGGGTATCAGATAAGGATAGTTTACACCTGGTCCCCACGATGGTAGACCTAGTTCAACGGCTCGGGAGTAGACCATTGTCGGAAACACGTCTGCCTCGTAAGTGCCGAAACCTTTACGCACCTCAGTATGAATAGAACGTTGTAGAGCTCCCGTGACTCTCGCAGGTCCAAAACCCGGAGTCGCTCCAGTCTTAGTTCCTCTCGGATGTGTTCCACCTTGAGCGGCGTTTAGTTTCGCCTCACGCTCTACGGCCAAAGCGACTTGTCCAAGAGCATAGAAACCTGCTTGCTCTGCCTTAGTTGCGTCCATCGCCAAAGCTCGGATAACTTGATTAACTCCAGTTACCTTTATGTTCATTCTTTCATCCGTTCGGCTTTGACTTCTTCAACAACTCCAGCAATCGCTAGTAACCAATCTAACAACTCTGCTGGTTGTTCATCTACCTCTAACGGAGTCCAACCGAAACGATCCGCCAACAAGAAGTATCGGTATTCCCGATCCGGATACTCCAAGTCATCGTGACGCTCGTTGCCTTGGAGTAACCACTTTAGTCTTTGGAGTTTTCGGTAAGGGCTAAAGGGTCAAGTTCAGCCTCAACGTCTTTCGCAAGTTTAGGGAACAAGACCGGGATAACTGCCTCAGCCTCAGATTGAAGAACATCGTAGTCAGCAATAGACAAATCACCAAGAGAGTCTAGGTTGACGCTCGGAGGTAACAAGTCAAAGTCCCAACTTTCAACCAAGACGGCGATAAGAGCGTCAATCATACCGACACCACGCAAGAGTTGAGCTTTGTTCTCGTCAGAACTGTTTTGATAGATTCGCACCCGGTCCTTTTGACGTAACTCTTTAGGATCCTTGAGCGTGACTTTATTGCCAGACGGCAGAGTGATTACTTTAGTTGCCATTGTTTAGCCTTTCGTTTGGAGTGATGAAGTTGACTAGAGCTAGGCTAAACAAAACCTCTAGCCAACTCCACCACGTTTATTGTTACTGGTATGTTCCAGACGCAACTGCGTTCTGGACAACGAACTTGATTGGAGAGAATCCAAGAGTCGCTCCAGCGTCAGTTGTGTTACCGATACCAGTAAGGTCTACTTTGATTTGGACGTACTCGGATCCTCGGTCAATCGCCGCCGCCGTGTAAGCACCTTTGGTCAACGTTGCCTGAATCTGAGTTAGAGTCGCACCTGCTCCTTGCTGGAAGTTCACAACAATCGCTGGTTGAGTGTTGGTGAGGTAACGAGTTAGTTCAGCGTTGGTCTCCATGATGAACGTGAACGATCCAGTAGCCTCTAAAGCACCCGGGAAGATGGCAAACGGATTCTGAGTGTTACTAAGACCATAGACCGGAGTGACCGAGCGACTTAGCTTGATAGATCCGTCAACAGAGTAAGCGACAGTTGAACCTGCGATGCTTACAGTACCAATCCAAGCCGGGTTAGGCAAGATTGTTGAGAACGTTGGTGTTGGAGTTGAGGCAGTCGTACTTAGCCAACCAGTCGCCTTAGCGTCATACTCTAATAGACCATCAGCCGAGAAGTTCAAAGTGAAGTCTGAAATCTGGCAACCAGCATAAGCTCTTACATCGGCGGCGTAAAAGTCGGTGATAGTGAAAGACGTTGGAGAAGTTTCAGCGTTGATGGCTGAGGCGTTCTTCAAAGAGATTGTGTGGCTGAACGGAGCAGACGCACCAACAGTCGCAACCGATCCCATCAAACCAGCAATCGCCCATGGAACAGTATCAGGGAACACCGGTCCACCAAAGTCTACTGTTGAACGAGTACGACCCGGAATGTAGTTGTAAGTCTTCGCAAGAGATCCTCGCATTGCTTGGTCAAAGAGCGGATCTATAACGTCAACAGGTTTGAACTTAGATTGAGCGACCGGGATAAAAGCAGTCGGAGCGACAGCAGTACCCTTAGTGACCTCTTTGGCAATACCGAGATACGACCGGACGGAAGCTTGAACAGCCATTGTTTATTCTCCTTTGGAATCTGAGTTGACCGAATCGGTTTCAACCAACTCGGAGTCTACAACAACCTTGTCGGTTATTGGCTTGGATTTCTTGGTGTCGGCAACAACAAGTTTGTTGATGGTGAGATCCGCATCAGTCTCAAACTCGTCACCATTTCTGATAACTAATCCAAGAGTCGGGAAGACTAGCTCTTCTTCACCCTCGTAACGATACTTAGTCATAAGTCTCCTAAATAGCCTCGGTCTGTGTGACAACAAAGTTTATGGATGCCCAAATCTCCGTTGCCGATCCTTCGTTCGTCATTGGCTCTCCGTAAGTAACACTAATGTCTGGCTCTGCGGCTTGCCAAATGATGTCGCCGTTTTCAAGTCCTAGTCTATGACCTCCGTCCCTCAATCTTGCTTTGATGGCATCTATGATGGAGTCAAACTCCGTCATCGCATCTTGAGCGTATTGAGCGACCGAGTGAGTGAAGACTTGAAACTCCACGTCATAGTCAATCAACTTCCACCCGGAGTAAGCACCACCATTAGCAATACGGCGTTCGCTCTCGGATCTTATGAAGACAACTCCTGCTCCACGAGTAACCTCGCCAGCCGTAGAGTTAGCTTGAAAGTTGATACGTTTCGGAAACGAAGTGAAGACTTGGTTGAGGTGAGGGATGTTCGCACCAGCAATCCAGTTCCCCACAGCCGTCCGAACTTCTTGTCTGCTCAACGGATTCTCCTAAACGGCTTTAGGATCTCCTGAGCGTGAGCGATGTCCGATCCGACTTTCTGCGAACCCTCTATCTGTTGCCCGGGACGATTAGTCACCTCAAGTACCAAGGATGCGTCACCTCGGATCTTCAAGTACGCAGACGTAATCAAGATACAAGCTTGCTTGACGGCCGCTGGAAGAGAGGAGACGGCTACACCGACAGCATGAGCGTAGAGAGTCGGAGAGGCTAAAGGAACAGTTGCCGATCCGTAGACGTATGTTGAGGCGACAATCACGTCCTCAGAGGACGCTCCGTCATAAATCTTGAGGACTTGTCCAGCCGTAATCCCGAGACCTGTATCTAAGAGGAGGCTAGTCGCTCCGAGAGACGCTTGAGTCGCAACCTTTGAGACCGGGTATCCGTTGACGTAAGTGTAGTTGATGTAAGTTTGAGACCGAGGATTGCCTCCCCAACCTAATCCCAAAGGTCCTTGAGAAGACCATTGAAGTTGACCAGACTGGAGAGGGAAGACTATTTGTTGCTCCTCAATCCACGCACCGCTGAGATCCGGCACGTTGGTAAGATCCCCCGGGTAATAACCAACCGAGAGAGAGTTGAGCGACACGATTGGAGCGTACTTCGGATGCCAGCGTAGAGTCCCATCGTTAGCCACCCGGACTCTCTGCTGTTCAAGATCCAACGTTGCCGCTAAGACTTGATTACAGTATTGGTCTATGTAAGATGACGCTCGGGTAATAGCGTTCGTAAGCTCGGCATCCTGAGCCGCTTGATTGCCTCCTTGGACTAGGTTGCCATAATCAAGAGCCGTTGGAGCGTTCTTGTATTCGTCAAGAGTCAGATAAGGACGGCTGACTTGACGGATGATTGGACTAACTACGCTGGTCATTTTCTGTTCCGCATTTCGCACAAGTGTATTTAGGGAATACTCCGTTGAAAGAGCAAGATTCGTTCACGCAAGGATAACCCGGTGAAGCAAATCCGCCAATAGTCAAACCCGCATTAGTGAAGCCCTCCGAACGAAGTTTATCAATCGTTCGTTTATCACTCACCTCAATACGTCCAGACTTATCGGCATTGAGCTTTACTTTAGATCCGTTAGGACGTTCAATGTCTATGCCACGAACGCCGTCCGGTCCTCTAAGATCCGCCATGATGTTTAGCCTCCTTTGGTGAAAGAGGGAGGAGAGTCCATTAGGATCCTCCTCCCTCCATCGTGGTTAGTCAGATTAGGCTGACTTGATACCAGTCACAACACCGTTCCATGCTGGAGCGTAGCAAACAAAGCCACCTCTCCAGTATGTGCTGAACTCGTATGCGAACTGAGTTACTGGCCATTGGACTCCCATGTAGTCCTGAACGTTGACAACTGCCCATACGTCAGAGACCTCGGTGTCCGGGATTGGCAAGGTGTAAGACAGAACTGGTGCGACACCCTGTGGCAACCAAGGGTGAACAGTTAGGTCTACAAGCTTGCCTGTAACCTCGTTGTAGAGACCACCGATAACAGCACCACCCTTGTAGTCGCCTCGCTCGTCCTGAGTCAAGTTGAGGCGGTAGTTGGCGTTAGAGCCGTTCTTGATAGCGTCTGATAGTTGCTTGCGGTCTGATCCGTTCAACCAGATTTCGTCCGGATCTGCCTTTACGTTGTCGTATAACTGACCGAAGATAGTCTGGAACTCAACACCCGGGTTAGAGGTTGAGAACTGAGAGTTAGCTTCGTTCACTACACCACCAGCGAAGATTTGAGGCAAGATACCATCGTAACCAGTTGCGTATGCTGACGAGTCAACAGTTGGAGCAGTCACAGTTGAAGTGGTTGAGTAGATGATGTTGTCGTTCACGCTTGAACCGGATCCGAGAACACGACCATTTAGCGAGGTGAAACGTCCTTGGAACTTGGCGTTAGCGGCACCTGTTGTAGTACCGATGTAGACCTTAGTTCCTAGAGCTCCTGCTACGTTAGTGACGGCAATGTTTAGAACCTGAGTAGAAGTAATGGTAATGCTCTGAACAGTTGACGCAACCGACTCACCGAACGCACCAGCGTCAGAAGTACAGTAAACGTAGTAAGTTGTGTTAGCCAACCCGGTTTCGCCTGTTCCTGCCGCGCTCTGAGTAAGAGTCACAGTTGGAGCAGACAAAGCACCTGATAGACCAGAGGCAGTTCCACGAGACATCAACAACATTCTTTCTTCCATCAACATAGATGCGTAAAGAGTTGAGGTTGATGACAACTGACGTAGATCCTGATAACCCTGACCAGAGAAGTTAGCGTCAAAGCTTACTGCGTCTGATAGTGAGTATGAGAAGTAAGGGAATACTACGTCATCTGCGGTGTAGCCAATCTTCGGACCACGCTCAAAGTTGATTGAACCAAAAGCAGTAGTTGTAGATTCGGTAACACCCGGCCATACCTGTCCCTGACCACCAGTTCCAGTACCTGTGTAACCAGTAATACGCTTGATGCGGTGAGAAGTACCGACACCTTTCTTGCGAACAATCTTGTTACGAAGAGGAGTTGGACGTGGCGTTAGCAACTTGGCTGGAGCTTCTAGGTCAAACGCGGCAAACGATGAAGACAATGGACTCGTTAGAGTAATGTCCTTTACGATGTCTGCGTTGACTGAACGCTGAACTGCCAGAGCTTGGTTTAGAGATCCGACAGCCTCGGGAGATAGAGACTTGTTAGCAACAAGAGCCTCAATCTGAGCAGTTGGATCAGCCTGAACTGGCTGACCCGGGAGGGATGATGGAGCGGCGAAAGACTTGTTTAGAGTCTCAAGATACTCCTCCATGCGTACAGCAGATTCTTTAGGTGAAGACTCACCAAAGAGTTCTGTGGACTTGATTGGTTCCATTTGACTTACTCTCCTTTAGAGTTAGCTTGTAGGCGAGCCTCCTCAGCGAGTTCCTTGTAACCTTTACGGAGTACAGGATCGCTAGTTTGGTCTGCCTTGAGTGAATACTCTGCCGCCTTTTGGAGCAGAGCGATTTGGTTGTAGTTAGAAGTAACTCCACCGGATCGCTTAGGACCGGACGGAGCAACTGCTTTCTGTGCCAGCACCAACTCACCCGCAAGCCGAGACTTCTCCAACTGCTCTGCCTCTAACGCAGACTTGAGTAGAGTTATCTCCTCTGTTACAGATGCCTTAGCTTGTGCTACGGCTTTCTCAACGATAGAGGTTAGTTGCTCTTCGTTGAAATCTATTGTGACGGACTTTTCAGCATCCGTTTCTTCATCGGACTCGGCAGACTTGTAGCACTTGTAGCACTTGCCCTCCATAGCCTTATCGTCAAGATCCGATCCGCACTCTTTACACTTCATCTCTTCCGAGACATCTTTCATCGCCATTGTTGCTGACTCCTCCTCGGACTCTTCTTCAACGTCTGTTACGACCGGGTTCTCAACCTCGCCGTTAGCGACTTCACCCTCATACCACTCAAACAGATGATGAACTGCCTCTAAGAGTTGCGTTAGGGAATAAGTTTCATCTTCTCCCTCAGCCAACTCCTTAGCCTCAACCTGAATCAGATTGGCTAACTCGGTGCGAGCTCTATCAAACGTTGCTTGGTCAAACTTCTTTAGTGACGCAGAGAACGACTTGGCAACGTTTAGTAGTTCGGCCGCTTTCTCTACTTCAGGATCTCCAACCGGAGTCTCCTCAGTTACGGCTGGCTCACTAGACTCAACCACTTCTTCACCCGGGTCTACAACCTCGGGAACAACTTGCTCCTCAGAGCTTTCAAGACTCTCCTCCACAGGAGCGTCTACTTGTTCTACTGCCATGAGTTCTCCGTCCTCTGCCGCCTTAGCGAGCATTAGTTTCGCATTTGGATTCGCTGGTCTATCAACCAGACTTACTTCCACAATAGTCCCATCTATGATACGACCGCCAGCCGCCTTTTCGTCTCGGATGATACGAGGCGAACGGATCCCAATAGAGAAACCTTTAAGGACTCCTGTTTCAACTTTCTTGACGCTCACCGGATCTACGACCAGAGCCGTAATGTAGTGACCATCGCTCTTGAGTTCGTAGTCTGTCGCAACTCCAGCGGCTATGTTGGAGTGTTGCTCCCGGACGTTGCCTCCAGACATCATCCAATCTGGCATCGCTCTCTTGAGCCAAGCTTCATCGCAAATTTGTTGGTCTATGTCTATTGAGTCGTCAGTGGCTTTACCATAGACAGTTAGAGTTCCGTCCGGGTTCTTGTCTGCTTTCTCAATGCTTGCGTATGAATGAGCTATACGTTCAGCCATCTCGCTCCTCTGGATTGTTGAAGTATCAGATTTAGATACAAGTGTAGCAGTCTTAGTCTTCTCTCCGTCACCGATTCGGTTCACCCAACTCCGTCCCGGATCTCCTCCCCAAGAGTCCCAGGCTACTCTGCCCGGACTTGGAAATCCTTTCTCACCCGAGTTGAATCCCTCGGCTTTACGATCCACTTCGTGGCGAGCAAAGAACGAACGCATACGATTTATGGTCTCTTGACTTACTGCTTGACCCGAGGCGAGTTGTGATGCTCTACGTCTACCAGTCGGAGTGAAACCATCGCCAGCAAGTCCGTCTTCAATCCACTTGATAGCTCTGCGAGCGGCGGATCTTACGCCAGCAGGAGGTGAGAATGTTTCAGGCATTAGAGTCCTAAATTCCCGAGTAGAGTATAGAAATGTCATCAGGCTCAGTAGCAACTGAGGCAATCGCCCAAAGTTCATCGCCAGCGTTCAACCAGATTTGTTGAGTTGCGTTAGCTCCCAGAGTTTGTCCGTGATTAGCTCCATTAGTGGCAACGGCACTAGATGCTCCAATAAAGATGGATGACGAGTGACCATTAGAAACTTGAACGGCTGTATACGGCAGACCTTTAGGCAGAACAAAGATTCGGGTTGCTGTTGTTCCAACTGTTGCGTTTACTTGAGCGAATGCCATGGAGATAAACCTCTCTTCAACCTCATTGTAGTTTGAGGTGGTCTCATTTAGTCACGAACAGGTGACGAGTCATCTTCAATAAATGGTAACACAGAGCAACGACAATTCGGGTGAGCAGGTGGTTCAGTATCTCCAGACGGGAACTCCGATCCGAGAGGTATCGGTCCAGCCTCAGCGTTCTCCTCACAATAGTCGCAACCTTCAAGAGCGAACCACTCCACCCGGTCTAAACCAAGTTCGTTGTAAGTGTCCATAGAGGCGACACTCATAGCTCGGTTCATCTCCGTATTCGCTATCGTCAACGCACGTTGCGGATCTTTACTCAATCCACGAATCCCTGCCGCTATAAACTCCTTGGCAACTTGCTTGTCCGTCAACCCGAGACCGAGAGCGTCAGCAAGTATCGTACCGATTCGTTCTCGGCTAGTCTGCGAGATCCCTTGAATAGTGATTGGCTTAGTCCGGTTGAGCAGAGCATCTAGTCCACCTTTAGGACGGAGGAGAGCCTCGGCCGCTCTATACCCGGGTTTCCAGTTAGCCCAATCAAACCGGGTTGGCTGTTTAGGATCTAGTTTCGGCGGCTTAGGTTCAGGAGCTTTAGTCTTCACTCGGAGACGTATTCCCCGAGCCTGACGTGTAAGTTCGTTGGCAAGATCCTCACCGAGAATCCACCCGGACGCATAAACCCGGTCCATGATTTCAGAGAGACGTTTCGGGTCAATAGAGACGTGGACTTTAGCCCAATCTCTAGCCTCTTGAGGTGTGAGTTGAGATCCGGGAGGGAACGAGTTGAGGAAGTCTTCGGCTATCTTGTCCGGGTCTAATCCTTGACGGATCGCAACTCTAATCTCGTCAGCCAACCTAGAGGCAGTACGGACTAAAGCTCCATCAGCCGCTAAAGTTGTAGACCTCATAAGTATCGTTCAGCGTACCAGCGAGCAGAGTCAAAGTCTCTAGCCTCAACGAACTTGTTGAGTGTCTGAGCGTAACTAGCAGAGAGAGCAACAAACTCAAAGGACCGGGACGGAGACTTACGGATCCAACGGATAAACTGGCGGATCTCCTCCTTAGCGGCTTTCTCCTTAGCGTCCTCCTCAACGTCTTCTTCACTTGGCTCAACTTGGTCTGTCTCGGGTTGCTCCTCAACAGGCTCTTCTGGCGACTCCTCAACCTGTCCGGGTTCTGCCTCAGTCTCCCCGGGTTGTAGCTCTTCATCGGTTGCGTCAACTAGAGATCCTGTTGACAAGTCCATAAGTCCGTTCTCCGTAATGAAGTAACCAGCCATACCACTCAAGAAGATTGGAGTGTCTGCCTCTTCTGCCTCAAGCAACGGAAGACCTGCTTTAGCTCTAGCCTCGTTGATGGCGAGAGATCCGTTCTTTAGTCTGATGTCGTCAGCCTGAGCCATCGCAGTATCATCGTGACGACCGGACGGCATGAACTTAAACTCTAGTTCTCTTGGCATACCTAGATAGACGTAAGACAGGTGCGACAACATCCGTCCCATCCAGCGACTCAACGGCACTAAACCAATCACTTCACTAGAGGTTGACTCGCCATCTTGGAATCCAGCACCACCGAGACCAGACTCTGGATTTATACCAATCTCGCTTGGCATTACGCCGAAGTGTCCACAGATAGAGTTGACGAGCCACTTGTCTAAAGTGTCTTTGAACTTTTCGCCGTAACCCTCAAACTGAACAGGATCTAATCCAGCCGGGAGCAACGTTGCTTTACGTCTCTGCTCTGTCTGCCCTCCGAGGTTGTCGTTCAAGATGTTCTCGTAAGCTCGGAGCAAGTCCGGGTTGTTACCAAAGTTAGCGTCAGACTTGAGCATAAGATCCGGGAGAACACCATCGGTGTATTCGGCTCTCAACCATTGCTGTCTGCGAAGATAAATGTCGGCGATTGGCAACGCTCTTTCAACAGGAGAGTAACCATACACGCTCATAGTGCGTCTGTTACGGACTAAATAAGACAACTCGTCAGAAGTGAAGATGCCGTCAGCCGTTGGAGTTTCATCTGGAGCTGAGAACTCGGATCTCGGGAAACCAAAGAGGATCTGCTGGAACGCCGCGTTAGGTGGAGTTGGTCTCATACCCCGGTCATCTATCAGAGGCTTTATCGTAGAGCCGTCTAGTATCTGAAGTCCATGTAGACTCTGACCGATAGTCTTCTGAGGCCAAACCGCCCAAGCGTCTAGGACTAGCACGTCTTCAAGAGCCATGTTCAACCAATCGGCGAAGATAAGTCCATTACTCGGATCGGGAGTCTTCCAGAACGCTCTAAGTCTCGCAATTTCTGGAGTGAAGTTCTCTTTAGCGACCTGTTGAGCTCGGAGAGCAGACAACCCGGTCTCCTTAGCGACTTTCTCGGTTGCGTCATCCGTTAGTACGATGTCCCAATCAAGACCAACCATCTTATTCTTCATCGCCTCTATACAACGTCTAATGATGTCTATCTGGTCTGCGGCGGCTCGGAGCGTCTTGAACGGAACAAGTCTTGTCTCTGTGATGTTGATGTTCTGAGCAACTTGATACTCGTAACGTCTCGGATCTGGTCTGCCGTCTGAACGGACCGGGTTTATCGCACCCGGGATTATAGGCATACCCGGAGCAAACGGAACAGACGCAAGATTAGGATTACGCTCTAACGGAACACTTGTGCCGATCCCTTGCTGTTGCGGGAGGAGGTTCGTGTTGATTGGAGTTACTGTCGGAGCGACCTTGGTTATCTCGGTTGCGAGGCGAGTTACAAAGTTATCAAATAGTCCCATGCGGTTATCCTAACGCCTGATGGCAAGACGGGCAGAACTTGGCTGTCTTCGGTGCTGGCATCCGACAAGATGGACAGAACTGAGCGAGAGCCGCTATACCTAGCATAGAGGACGCTCCCTCCATTAAGTCCGTCATCGCCCAAACTAAAGCATCAAGTCTGTCTGGTGAGAAGTCTGCGAGTGGAGTGTAGTTCGTCATCTGATCCTCTAGTTGAGGGAACGATCCGACATGGTGAGCTCGGTGTTGCTCGTAGAGAGATGCGACAGGTTCGGCTCTAAGTAACTTGCCTCGGGTTGCCGTAACTTTCTTGTAAGGGATAAGCGGATCTACTTGTCGGAGGAGAGCCTCAATCATGTCGCCTCCATTGTTGCCCTCACCGATGATGCGATCCGCTTTATGACGATAGTACGCCTCTACTGCTGTCCTCGCCCAAGCGTCCGGTCCTGCTCTACGACTCAAGTCCTCTAAGACGTAATAGTGTCCATCGCTCGTAACTCCAGCGACCACGATACCTGTTTCGTCAGAGTCCGGTCTGGACGTTACGGCAGGATCTATGGCGACTACGATCCGGATCAGAGGAGGACACTCTTGAACCCGGGTTTCATCTAAGAGCGTGTTAGTCCATAGAGCTCCGTCAACCTCGTCAATGATTTCGCCGTAAAGCTCTTGCCGTCCGAGGCGTGTTCCCTCGTAACGTAGTTTGAGATCCGCTAGAGCCGTTGGAGCCAGATTGTCTGCGTTGTCAAAGGTTGAACCCCGGGTGACTACGACAGAGCCGTCTGTCCGGGTTGCGAGGGATCGGATAAGGGACGTTGGTCTCGGAGTCGTGGTGACAATAATACGAGGCTTGTCGCCTAGACGTAGACCGAACTGGAGTTGATCCCAAGCATCCGTGTAGCGATAGGCCGCTAACTCGTCACACCAAGCTCCGTGATGTTGAGGTCCACGAAATCGGTCTGGTTTGTCTGCCGAGAAGAGTTTGATACGAGAGCCGTTAGTGAGGAGGATCTCTCCGAGAGACCTGTTCCAATCCTTGAGCATCTTGTAACGTCTCAACACTCCGAGAATCCCGGACTCTCCCTCAGCACAAGTGTCTCTAGCGTCAGCGTAAGTTGGAGCGACTATCGCCCAACGAGTGTTTGGTTGAGAGATTGCTTGGTCTGCCAGCCACTCGGCCGCCGTCCTAGTCTTCCCTGCTCCACGTCCAGCCAGATAGAGCCAGACGTTCCAATCGCCGTCAGGAGCTAACTGTTCCGTTCTGGCTTGCTCCACTCTCCAGCGGTAACGGCTTGCCCGGATCCACTGAGCCGAGTAGTCCAATGATGCGTTCAATGTCTTCGTTGTAGTCGTAGTTGCCATCGTAGTTCACCACCTCTGCCTGAACCCGAGTCGGAGCTTCAAGTCCGAGGAGTTTCGCTCTCCGATCCATAACCTTTAGAACGACCTCTGCCGCTCTCTTATCTCTCTCCACGATTGCTGGAGTCCAGAACGCTCTCTGAATCCGGTCTAACCTGTCCAACTCTAAGTCTCGGATCTCGTCAACACTTTCACGTTGAACCCGGGACACAACTCTCGCATACGCTTTCTGAGCTCCCGAGGCGTTCGCATAACCAACGGCTAAAGCAATCCTCTCCCAAGTTTCACCGGATCGCCGTAACTCAAGGACTTTATTCTCTTTATCAAACTGTTCGGGAGGGACAGACTTGCGTTTCTTTGTCGCCACTATGGTTATCCTCTCTCTCAGGATAAATAGTATCGTATCTGTTCGGCTAATGCTAGTGGCGTGAGGGATCCGTCTAGGTTTATTGCGCCCCAACGTTGAGCGAGGTTGAGGTGTTTGGTTTGTCTGCCTTTGAGCCAAGTCGGATTCTGTGTGGCGAGGTTGTAGGCTCTGGCTCTAGCGATACGGCGTTCTTGTGCGACTCTAGGATCGGTGTTGAGGTGGAAGATTATGGTTTCTCCATGGTCTTTGGCTAGACGTATGAACCTGTCGTTCGCTAACCTGTCTCCCTCAGAGATTACGAGTCCGTCTATGCCGTCTCTATACCAGTTGGCGACTTGGTTGATGACTGCTTGCCCTAGAGTGTCTGTTCCAGAGAACGGAGGTCTATGCCAACCGAGTTGTATTGCCGATCCGTATGGTGTGTCGTAAGTGACGTGTTTGACCGGGTGGAGTTCTAACGTGAGTTCCGTCCAAGGTTTCACTAGCTCTGCCGTCAGAGTTGACTTACCAGATCCTGGCTCTCCCAAGATGATTAGGGTTTTAGTCATTTCTTTTCTTTTCTTCTGGTATGAACCCGAGTTGTCGTTCTGGTATCGGCTCTTTGTCGGCTATGTGAGTTATTGAGGCTAGTTCCCCTTGAAACTCTCTAGGTGGTTGGCACTTATGCGTTCTTCGCCACTCTCGTATCAACTTGAGTTCGTCATCTCGGTTGACCTCTATGGCGGCTCCACAAGAGCAAGTTTCGTTTATCATCACAATAGGGATTTCAGCCAGTTTTCTATGGCGGCTGGAGCAATCGCATACCCGGATCGTGCTAGGTTGCCGATAGACGTAGTTGTCTCGCCAAGTTTCGGAAGAGTTGGTTCGTTGCCTTTGACTCGGGATCGTATTCCTGTGACGACTTGCCAACTTGCTCCGGGTAGAACTAACTTGGCTGTCTCGGCAACTTGTAGCATCTCCTCTACGCTTCTAATAGCGTCTGCCTCGGTCTTAGCGATACTAGATCCGAGACGTGTCTCTCCTCGGTTCTCTGCGATTGTTAGCGTATGGTATGGACGGATGTGGTGGATCCTAAGCGGCTTATGGTCTAGGACCGCGTTCGTTGAGATTAGTGTTGCTCCCCATAAGTCTTCGTGAGGGACAGAGAGGTTGCCTCCGTAAGCTCCTGTTGCGTTTAGGACGGCATCAAACTCGTATTGGTCATCTTGCGTGACGATGATGTTGTCGTTGACGAATCGGACTTGCTCGGAGATGTCTGGCGTGACGAGACTTGCCTCCGGGTCAACCAACCACCAATCTTTCTGGAGTTTGACGTTGGAGTTACGCCAGTGCGAGACGTATGCGTGTTGAGTGATTGCCGATCCCCAAGTCTCGTACCATCGCCACGATTGCTGGATTGTCCCTTGGAGATCCTCTTTGAACCATTGAGGTCTGATGGTCGCTAAAGCACATCTGGAGGCGGCTTTCCCGGGTGCGTGGTCAAAGACTGTAACGTCCATGCCTAGTTGTCTGCCGATTCTGGCCGCTGACGATCCGGCTATACCCGATCCGATAACTCCAAGTTTCATTCTGGTCTCCTCACTACCAACTTACCTGTTTCTTTGAAGACTCGCTTACGTTTCTGGTCTACGCCTGTCCAGCCGTTCAACTCCCCGAGATAGTGGTGAGGGATAACCCGAGCTCTAGCCTCAAACATTACTTGAGCGAGAGGACTTGGACACTTGAGGAGGTTCTCCAACATAGCGTCTATGTCCATGCCGAGATAGTAATGACCCTCTGCGAGAGCGTATACGTCACAGAGAGACGTTTCAGCCTCTTCTATCTTTGCGTCCACTCCAAGTTGCTCTAATTTTCCAAGGAGGTCTATTGAGATCCTATCTAACTCTGCGACATCTTCAAGTCCGTTGCCGTCCGGGAGGTTGTCGTAGAGTAACGCAAGTCCTTTTCTTGGACCGGAGGAGTGAGCGTGTCCCATGTCGCTTGCTTGTAGAGGAAGGTCGTTTATCTTCCAAAGCATTTCTGCCGTCTTGTAGGATGCCCAACGTCCGTTGCCGTAGATTGACTCTAACGCTCCGACAACCCGGTCCCAAGATTGTTGCGGGGAGTCGTGGACTAGGTATTTACGGATCCAAGCGAGGAGGCCGCCATTGTTTTCTGCGATGGAGACGAGTTCTCCGAGGTGTCTCTCTAGCTTGCTTGGTACTCTATGAGCTCTTCGTTCTGTCCCGGTCGGCAACTTGAGGAGGTCTAGTCTCGGGATTGTTGGCTCACGATGTTCTTGAAAGACTTGGAGCGTTGAGTTCATGTTGTAGTAAGCGACATAGAGAAACGTCAACCATACTGCTTGCTCCTCGGAGAGTTTTAGGATCTTACCGAACTCTTTGAGGCAAGGATAAACGTCATCTATTTCGTTGCTGGCAACTGACTCTGCGTGAAACTGTGCGTAAGTCTGCCAATCTAGGCGACTCACTTGACCTTTGTTGTGCCTGTTTTGAGATCCTCAGCCATGCCGTCTTCACGTTTAGTCCGAGACTCTTTGGCCTTAGCGGTCTCAACTGCGTAAGTGAAACAATCTTTCATGCCTCGGAGAGCGTAATACACGACTGAGTAGCGATAAGCTCCCTCCTTTTTAGGAGTCATTGGAGTTACGCCATGGACGTACTTGTAACCCGGGAAGAAACTTACCCAACCATCTCTAGCCGTAAAGGTGAAGTCGTATTCGGGGAAGTGGAGATAACCTCCAGCCATGTCTCTACGGATTACTGGCATCGCTGACCAAGTTGCGAAGTTGAAGCCGTCTCGGTGATACGGCAGAGTTGACGACTTGTTGACTACTCCTGAAGTCCAGAGAGCGTCATCGGTCATCCTCCACTCGTTCGCTAACTCTGCGTTCTCCAGATTGTTTACATCGTGGTCGTAGAGATCCGGTGCGAACTCTTTGAACATTTCGGCGAACTTTTCGGCGAACTTGATAAGGACGGCGTGTTCGTCAGGTTGCTCTAAAGCTAGAGTTGTCGGACGGCAGGACTCTCTACGTTGAAAGATTTTGCGTGGAGCCATACCGAACGTACGGCTAATGTTCTTTAGTCCGGTTGATTGTCTAATGGTGGATCCATACTTGATGTTTAGGACGGCGGCTCTCAATAAAGCAACCTCCTCTTCCATCGGGAAACAAGCGAAGATTGGCTCTTCCGTATCATCGTCAATCCAAATCCCCGGTCCATGTTGTGGCGGGTTGATGTCCGGGACTTCTGTTCCGACTAGCTCTGTCGCTTGGTCTTCGGTCAGAACTCGCTTGACTCTATGGATCGGTAACTCACTCAGTTTCACGCGGTGCCTCCTCAGCGTACTCGGTTTCTAGTAGATGGACTATTGCGTCTGCGTTTGAGGCGATGTTGTTCTTGTTTCGGTAGTCCAACAACTTCTCCATCAACCAGACGTAAGTTGCGTTCGGGTAATCGGCAATCAGCATACGAGTTGCTTTTTGAGCGTAACGTTCAGCGTACTCCTCCAGACTTGGAATCGTAAGTGTCCCGCTCTGTCCTGTCTCGCCTTTGCTAACTGCCGAGAACGCCGACACGCTTGGAGTCTCTGACTCCTCTAGTAGAGCTTTCAAGTCGTCAAGATCCGACTCTTGATACCCGGAGCCATCAAGATCCGGGAGAGTTGAAAGAAGAGCCAAGAGTTTCTCATTGTCATACTCACCTAGATCCGCAGACCTGTTGTCTATGGCAACAATCTTGGCGGCCGTCTCCTCGTCAACGTTTATGAAAGTTACGGCAATCGTGTCCCAACCGAGTTGTTGAGCGGCTTGGAACGTATGATTGCCAGCAAGGATTTCATTGTTGTTGGCGTTTACGGTGATTGGTTTGTATTGACCATAAGTCTCTAGGGACTTGGCGATTAGTGATACATCGCTCTTTCTCGGATTGTTCGGGTAAAGATTGAGATCCGATAAAGGTACTTGCTCTACTTTGAGTGTCATAACTCCTCCTTGGCTCTATTGTAGCACTAGAACGGAAGAGAGTCTGCTGGCAGACTTGTTGGAGTCGCTGGCACGAACGGAGAGTCACCCGGAGTGAACGGAGCGTCTGTTGAGAGTTGATCCTTGTCGTGACGGATCGCCGTAGAGACAACCTCGGCTTTGATGACTAGGTTCTTGATGGTTGAGCCATCCTTTTCGTAAGTCTCCTGAAAGAGCTCTCCAGATACGATAACCCGGGTTCCCTTGACGTATAGGACCTCTGGCAACCGATCCCAAACGGCAACTCTGAACCAAATTGTTTCAGCGTCAATCCACTCGCCGTTCTTCTTCTCCCGAGGAGTTACGGCTACCGTTAGATTACTTACATACTTGCCCTGTTTGGTCTGACGGACCTCAACGTCTCTTCCGAGATTGCCGATGATTGTTATAGGGATGTTCATTTTGTTTCTTCCTTATCTTTTAGTAGTTGTTTTGGCAGTAAGATCCGTAAAGCGATTTCTGCCTGTTGTGGAACAACGCCGTTGCCAGCGAGTTTCAACTCTTCGTTTCGGGTCAATCCACAATTGGTTATCCAACCCTCGGGGAGTCCCATCATCCACTCTGTAAATACGCTAGAGAGTCTTTGAGCTCCGTCTCTGCCATCTGGTTTAGTTGGCGATGGTGCTGGTCTTCCGAGAGTCGCCTCCCATCGTCTGATGGCTGGCTCGTATTTACCCCAAATGTCCGGGTTGTCTACACCGGATCTAGCAACGTTCGTGAGAGCGACTTGATTGCCGTTGGCGATACGCTCCTCAGCCGTAATGGTCGTATCTTGTTTAGTTCCCTCGGAGGCTAGAACAGTTGGCAACAACTCCACCTCAACTTTCAAACGTCTATGTGGATTACCCTCGGCAACCTCGGAGGAGGCGGCACCTCGGTTGTCGCTCACAGTTACAGTTGGCAATAACTCTACTTGGTCTTCAAGTCTTCCCTTAGTTGCTCCAGACTCTATTTGAGAGCGAGTAGATCCGTTCGCAGAGCTAGTTCGTGGAGTCCCAAGCAACATTACGTCTTCCCTTAAGTTCCCGGTCGTAGACCGGACAGAGCCTCCCTCAACTCCTCTACGCAACTGACGCTCTAACGCCTCACCCTCTCTTGCTGGAAGAGAGTCCATCGTGTTAGGAGTCGGAAACAAGTCAATACCCTCCTGCTCCAAACGGATCGCAACTCCGAGACTTGCTCCGGGCATACCCGAGGTACGTCCAGCCTCGTAATCTTCTCTCCTCTGGAGATAGTCCTCTAAATCTTCATCGTGATTACGGATGTGACCAACAGTCGGAGTTGGAAGAGTCACGAGGTCTACAATCTGGTCTCTCAACATGACGTAATGTCCTTTAGCCTCTTTGACTTTTGCCGAGACTGCTCCACCATCACCCTCAACGGCAACTGGAGTTTGAAACAACTTTTCTTCACCATCCGTCCCGAGACGCAACGATGAAGATCCGTTCCCTCCTGTGCGGAGCTCCAGCATCGGAAGCTCGTACGCCTGTCCACCTAGCGTCATACCCGAGACTGGCCAGGTCCCCGAGAACAGCTCCAAGTGCTCGCAATATAGGCTCGCTATCGGTTGCTCCCATACACCACGAACATCGTTCCAGATGGCTATTGGCTTTAGCATTTAGTATTCCTCTCACATTTTCAATAACTACGAGTTTTGGTTGTAACGTTTCTATTGCTCTAGCGAACTCGCTCCAGAGTCCACTCCTTGTTCCCTCTTTGAGTCCTGCTCTCTTCCCTGCGACACTCAAGTCTTGGCAAGGGAATCCTCCAGTTAGAATCTCAACAGGTTCAACTTGAGTGAAGTCTACGGATCTTACGTCTTTATAGTTTGGTACGTCCGGGTAATGTTTCTCAAGGACCTTGCTTGGAGCTTTATCAAACTCACAATGCCAGACAACTCTTCCCCCGGTCACGTTGGAGACGGCGATGTCTAGGCCGCCGTAACCACTAAAGAGCGAACCGATCCTCACGACTTGTCTCGCTCTCTGATGATTGCTGACCGGATCTCAATGCTCAAGTCTTCTGGCACCATAGAGCGTTCTTTGCTTGAGGCTCTGCCCTGAGTCCCTCCTGAGTGGTCTCCTCTAGGTGAGGGAGTGTGGCAAGGATCTCCAGCCTTACACGCTGGTCTAGCCGTCCACCCGGGAACGAATCCCCACAAGTCCGTTGGTTTCATCCGGTCGTCTCCGTATTGGCAATACGAGACTGTTTGTCTCGGGAGTCCCTCTACAACAGATAACTTACGGAGCATTCCTCTCGGGTTCTCTATGATGAATCCGTATCTTGGACGTATAGCCTCAACTAGCATCCGAGCTTGAGCGACTAGCCGCTGATTTAGAATCGCCAACTCTGACTTAGGTTGAGGATTATCTCCTCCACTAATCCAATGAAACGGAATAGACGCAACGGAGAACGCCGTACAAGGAGGACTAGCCCAAATGAAGTCCGGTTGTCCGTAAGTCGCTAAGAGGTATTCGGGAGTCAACGTCAATACGTCTACGTTCTCGGTTGCCGAGAATTGCGGATCTAACTCAAAGGAGATGATTGTGTCGCCAGCATCGGCGAACGCTTTAGTGCTTGATCCGGTCCCAGAGAAGAAGTCATAAATAAGTAGTTTAGAGTCGCTCAATGTTTAGCCTTTGTTCTTATCTAATCTTACACGCCTCTTGATTAAGAGTCTTCGTTTCTCCTCGGTGAGTCCTCCCCAAACTCCATCCGTAATTTGATTGTCTATGGAGAACTGGAGACAAGCTTTCTGGAGAGGACAATCCTCGCAGATACTTATTGCGAGATCCTTAAAGAGAGGGTCAAAGAAGAACTCCGGGTCAACCCATTTCTGAGTACACTTCGCTAACTCGTTGCCGTCACTATCCCTAGTTTCAAAGAACTTCACTTCAACTCCTAATGCTAATGATGGTCAACGGAAGTCCGACTGCGTAGACCTTAGTCGCCACTAGAACTGTCACTTGAGCGTCATCGTGCCAAATAACTCCAGATTGAGTAATGGCATCTAAACACGCCCGGGTTGTTTTGTCCAAGTCGGGTTTTACTGTTGGATGTAATCGGCGAACTGATTTTGGCCGCTCCATGAAGAACGTGAGTGAGACGTGTATCGGCGTGTTGCGATCCGGCATAGTCCACTTGTGACTTGCTCTCTTCGCCTCCTCCGTTACGAGCTTACGCCAACGTTTCAATCCTCTAGCCGACTCCACTAGAACAATCTTGCCGTTGCGATTGTAAGCGTTCTTAGATCCTTGAGGAACTGGCTGACCCGGTACGGCGAACTCTATCTCCATGTTATTCATCTCGGCTAATGTCTACCGAGTTCTCTGCTCCACACTCTGAACACTCTACGAGAACTTCATCGGATCCTTTAGAGCCAACTGCCTCAACGTCTTCGTTGAGCTCTTCACAACAGCAACAATCAAACGAGACGTTCATGGCAACTTCATCATCCCAAGGAGTCGCCGTCCTCCAGCCGTCATAACCTCCACCGATGTCGTAACCGCTCATTAGTTCACCTCTCCGGTCCGTATCAACTTAGCGGCCTGAGAGAGATAGTGGCAGACATCGCACTCCTCCTCAGTAACGGCTTTATAGTTACAGACTTTGTTGTGTTCCAACAATCCGTCTGCGATCCGATTACGCTCCTTTTGGATAAGCTCCTCAAGTTGCGTGGCGAAGTCGCTCGTTTCTTCCGACATGGTTTTATTCTCCTGTTCTCTATTTGTTATCCATCCACACTCACATTGAAACGTGGATCCGTTTGGTACTGGACTTGGAAACGTCTCTCCACAGAACTCGCATCCGTATTGAAACGGATAGCAGTCCTTACACTTATAGTTGCCACAACCGAACGTCATCTTGACTCGCAATTCTCTATCGCCGAGAGCTCGGTACGATAGTTGTTCCAACAATTCAAGTCCACCCGGACGTAACGAATTTGACTCCTCTTGTAATCGCTCAACGGCTCAACAACAGTAGTTCCGTAGTATCGGTTGGCGTTCAAGACTTTACGATTCCCGAGATAAATCCCTGAGTGATAAAAGTCTGTTGATCCGGATCTTGCCATAACTACGATGTCGCCAACTTTAGGTTTAGAGACCCGGGTTCCGATGTGAGCTTGCTTATTGGCTGAGTGAGGGACTCCGACTCCAAGTTGCTCGTAGAACCACCGGACAAGTCCAGAGCAGTCCCAACCATAGATTGACGATCCGGTGGAGACGTAAGAGGTCTTGCCGACTCTGGAGCGTAAAACTTGAATAGGTTTCTTCATCTTCGTTTCACGAATCTTCTCTGCGATGAAGTCGCTAAATGTTTCACGTGAAACATTAGGTTTAGGATCCGCAACGGCGACAGTTTGGACACTCCCGAGGGAGAGCAGGAAAGACGCAACTATCGCCGTTGCGAAGACTCGCTTGGTCATTTGACGTTCAATCTTAGTGATGGCTGACCAACCTTTACAGGTAACTCCATCTTCTCGTCAACGTGAGTCTGGAGAAGTTTCAGGATCTCGTCAGTATCGGGAGTCTTACGTCCAGCGACTTCACTCCACGAAACCTTTATGCCGTCCATTGTAACTCCAGCGAAACCCTCTAAAGCAGACTTGATGGCATCCTTTTCGGACTCTAGGAGCTTGATTGCCTCATTGACCTCTATGTAACGTTTCGCCGCGTTAGAGGCGTTCTCGTCAACAATCGGCGACCCGGACAAGTCTTTACCGATTCCTTGGCAGAGTTTGCCGTAATAGGAGCAATACTTCTGGCAGAACGAGGTTGCGTCTCGCTCCGGATCGGGAGCAGTCTCTCGGCTCACTACGTCTTCCAACCACTTTAGAGCTTGGAGAGCAACGTCTTCGTCATACGGCTCTGAGTGAACGATGATGTCGTTCTCTGTTCCATCTCTCGGGATTCCGACCAGACTTACAGTTTGGACGTGATTACCCGCTTGCTTTAGCAGATAGCCGTAGACCTGAACTTGCCAACGTTTCTGTTGGCTAACGAACCAATCAACGTTCTTAAGCGTAATGGTCTTCCAATCCACGACCTCGCCATAAAGCGGATCGTAGAAATCTATGGTCGCAGGAGGTAGTCCCTCAATCTCTACACGATGCTCCAAGAGAGGCATATGGCTCTGATCCCGGTCCTCGTAAGCGAAGAGGATTGCCTCTTCAATAGACTTGTGAATCGCCGTTCCCATGATTGCTGGAAGAGCTAGAGTCTGATTTGTTTTAGCGTCTCCCTTGCTCATGTGCCAGACTTTACGGCGACAATCTCCGAGGCTAGAGACTCCGATGGCGACTTGCCGAGAACGCGGTCTCTCTTGATCGGCTCTGATTAGAGCTTGTATGACTATTTCTTTATCCATTAGTTACTCCTTGATGTTTGGTATTGCGAGTTGTATTAGTTCGGTTACGAGTATGTGCGTGAGTCCAGAGGAATCAAATGCCGGATCGGGAACTTTGGTGAAACGCTTGGACTCTTCGGGGAGATAATCTACAAGCGACTTGGCGACTCCTCCTAGAGTCGCAACTGCTATAAGATGCGAGTCTTGAAATCCGATTACTACATCAGCCCAGTTGATTAGATCCTTAGTAAGAGCCTGAGAGCGATGTTGCTCCATGCCTACATAGCCGAGACTTGCTAATCTCTCTCGCATCTTTTTAGCCATTGGTTTATTAGACTTGAGGTTGGTGGCCGCTCCGAGAATCTGCCAGTCCGGGTGGACGGCTCTCAACATAAACTCAGCGGCAGCGGATCGGTTTATGTTGCCAGTACAAACAAATAAGACTTTCATTTCTTGAACTTCGTTTCTTGATAACCAACTTCTAGCTTGTGATTGTAGGGACGGAACTGAGGGAATATCCAATCTCTGGACTCGTAGAGATCCTTTGCTGGAGTTTGGTCAGTTATAGCCGCCGTGACGAAGGACTTACACCAACTAACAGCAGACTCTATCTCTATCCAATCGGCAGTCCCGGGGAAATGACGGAACTCTATTGTGCCGTTCTTGAATAGGGATCGGAGATTCATTGCTGGTCTAGGTGCTATGTGAAAGAGACGTAGACCCGAGGCTGAGAGAGGAGCATGAGAGGCGTAGATGTCCGTTGGATAGGATGCTCGCATAAGCTCTGCGAAACGCTCCTCAGGAAGTGAGTAGTGATGGCTGATTAGTCTGCGTCTATAACGTTTCATCGCTCCCTTGAGTTCCTCCGGATCGGCGTAATCTTCTTTAGTTGGTTTAGGAATCGGTTCAACTACCGAGAACACGAACTTTTCGTTCTCTCTAAAGTAGAGAGCGACTTGTTTCATCAAGTTAACGTCTTCGGCTAGTCCCGGAACGGCAACGTGAACGTGAAGATTACAGCGATAGTTGATTGTCGGTTTTAGAAGTTCGGCTAGTTGAAAGGCTATGTGTGCTTGCTCCATTGGAGTTGAGGTTGGTTTGGTGTTGATTTCGCCACCGATTGGATAGCGTCCGGTCGGATCGTTGGCTCTGCCGTTGGAGTTTACGATTGTGTAATCTTGCGTGTCCCAAGATCCCAAATCCTCGGGAATCTCAATCCGTCTATCAACGTCTGCCCACTCTAGCTCTAATCCGTAAGTCATAGCGAAAACTCTATTGGCAACCTCAGACATTGAGATCCTGAAACTTGGAGACAAGCTCGCTCCAGCCGTCTAGGTCGTAGTAAGTCCAATCCTCGTTCTCTGTCCCTCCGTCTTTGACTAAATAGAGTGTCTGATCCGAGAGGCTGATTACGAGGTTGATGGACTTGTTGTCGGATGGCATTACTGCGAGCCAGTTCTGGTATCGGTTGTGGACGTACTCCACTACGTCCCAACGTTCGCTCAGTTCGTAGAGCGGCGAGGCAATTAGTCTCTTGAGGATTGTCCATTGGTCTTCGTACCCGGGTTGAGTTCCTTGCCAATCTGGATTGGTGATTGTTACTGGAACAGTTGAGATCCGTACGCAGTTCACTTTGAGACCTCCTCTGTGTATGAGATCCTGATTGTGTTGTAAGACCAATCGGACTCTATAATCTCAGTCTGAATACCAGCGAGCTCTAACGCTCCCATCAGTCTCCGAGTCATTGCGTCTATTGCTGGTTTGTCTTTGTCGGTTGAGTGAACGAAAGCGTAGTTGACTTCAACTCTCTTGGTCGTAACTCCAGCGATAGTTAAGTCGTATGTTGAAACCATGAATCCATCGTTCCAAAGTTTCTCGGTTGCTCTGCTCCTCCACTCTGCTTTGGCAAATCCTGCCTCAGTAAGAATCTTGGTGACTTGAGGTCTAGTGATTTTGGTAGTCATCTTTAGAACTCCACTCTTTTACATTCGCAAGTTGGACGTGACTCGCCAATCTCGTTGATTAGAAAGTCCTTCATGTATGCTCGCTCCTCTACTGTGAATCGGTACGCTCCACTCCAAGTCTTCGCCTGACGGATGTTGTTGCCGATTTCGTGGAACAAGTTGTAGCCCATACAGTCAATAGAAACGCAGACTAGGTTGCCGTTCGCTGTTGACCAGATTTCGTTCTCTCTGCCCTTAGGACCTGAGTAAGTGGTGTTGCTCATTTTGTATCTCCCTGTTTCTCTCGGAGATCCCCATCGGATCTCTCTGTAAGTCCAAGTTTTGTCCAATCGGCGAAGTAAGTCAAGACCTTTTGCCAAATAAGTTTCTCGGCGAGTCGCCTGTATTCAACAGGGAGACGGACCCGGGTGGAGCTTATTTATCCAACCAGACCTTGTAACTAGCCGTTACCCTGCCCTTATTTGGATCCACGAAGTGAAGACGTTGAGACGGAGTTGCCGAGGCGGCCAGCATCACGCCAGCGTATCGGTTGTCCGACTCCGTTGAGCCAGTCTGATAAACCGATCCGAGTCCGTTAGCCATCGCCCATTCTGAGTGAGTGTGATAGTGACCGATGTATACGTCTCTAAACTCCCAAGGGTACGATCCGGATCTCCAACGATTGACGTGTTGAACAATAGCACCCGGACTTGCGAATCCGTTACGACCAACCTCGTCACCATGAATAAGTAGAGCTCGGTAGTTGCCAATCTCTATACGTTGGATGTCTTCTGGAGAGTCGTTCCAAGTTAGACGTTTCTCTGAAGCGAGGAGTTGCCTCGCAAGTTCGTAACACATCCGGTCAAAGTTGTCGGATCTTGGAACATTGTCTCTCTTAGATCCGATACGACCATGATTGCCCCACTCGGCTACAACCTCCACTTGCTCGTAGTTCGCTAATGCGACTCGCACGACATCAACGATAAGTCTGCTCACAGTAACGTATTGTTGGAAGATTGTTGAATCTATTTCAAACGCTTGTCCCGGGAAGTTGAACAATCCCTCAATCATGTCTCCTCCAAACGCAATCACGCATTTCGGTACGGCATGGTCTGCCCGGTGGATGTTTGTAATGCTGATTGCTTTATCGGTGAACAACATAACTCGCTCACGCATCACGTCAGAGTTATAGGAGGTTGTGAGTTTCGCTCCTTGCCAATCTGTTAGATGCCAGAGAGCAACCTCAGCAGTTTTACGCCGATCCGATTTCGGAGCTTGAACAGGAGGAACTCCTCCAAGAGTTACCATCGCATCGTACGCCGCTTGACGAGTAACCTCTACAAGTTGCTCTGTCCGGTCCTTGGCCTGAACGAGTTGAGTTTGAGTTCTGCGAAGAGCGTTCCGTAATGCCTTTACGTCTGCTGGTTCTTCTTCGGGTGGTGTTAGGTCCTCCAGCATGAGCAAGCTTTCGTCCGGTGGTCGTGTAATGCGTGACGTTGAATCTTGATGCCTCGTTCAGTAAGAGCCTTAGCGAGAGCATTGCTACTCCACTTATCGTTCTCCAAAGCCTCGGCTAGTTTGGTCTGATCCTCTTTAGACAGAGTTTCTGCGATCCGTCCGAGTAGACAGATTCTCTTCTTATCGGGAGGAGTTAGGTCGTCAAGTAATCCCATGTTTCTATCCTTTCAGACTTGGAGCAAGAACTCTAGTTCCGTTATCCCTAAGCAACCACCACTTGCCAGACCAAGTTTCGTAGACCGGGACTTTTAGTGGATCCTCGTAGACGCTCAACTTCCATCCCTTTTCTCTGCCTAGCCTCGCAACGTCAGCATCCGACTCCAAGAGTCCGTTGACGATAGAGCAGAGGGTAATGATGTTGCTGAGACGCTCTCGCTCCTTAGATCCTCCCATGCCTCTATTTATTCGGTGTTGAGGAACGAGGTTGTCTCCAGCCGCTCCACAGTGATAGCATCGGCCGCCGTCTCGCTCCAAGAGCTTACTGAACTGTTTGTAGGTCATCATTGAGATCCCCATCCACTTCCTCTAAATGTAACTCCACCGAGTTTGAAGACTCGCTCCAAGACTTCTTTACAAGTATCGCACGAAACCTCGGTGTCTCGCTCCTCAATAGGTCGCTCCAGTTTCACGATCCGGTCGCAACCCGGACACTTGTAGACGTAGATTGGCACTAGCTCCTCCACATCAACTCAACTTGCTTGGCTATAACCGCCGTAGCAACCGAGGCAGACTCCAACGTTCTTATCTTGGTCTTCACTCGGTTCAACTCAGCTCTGGCGAGATCCCGGGAGAGCCTAGCATCAGCGGCCTCTAGTCTTGCCATAGCCTGTTTCTCGGCTATTGTTCCAGCCTCGGATCTCAACATTGCTAGAGCCTCCGTCTTATCTAGGTGAGCCTCAGCCTCAGCGAGTTTCACCTCGGCATTGAATAGAGCTTCTGGAGCTTTGTCAAGATCCCTCTGGATTCGTTGGAGCTCGGTGATTACGTTGTCCGGTGTTGGTTCCATGATTGTTTAGCCTCTCTTCTGATACGATGTGTGTCTTCTCAATACAGTCTCGGTTGCCACAGAGACGTTCACCCGGTCGGAATAACTTGCCCCATCGGTCCAGAGGGTTATCCATTGAGTCAAACTCGCCACGATGTGGACGGCAGACTCCGTATTTAGTCTTGATTGCTCGGACCGGGATTGCCAAGCAGGATCGGCAAAGTATCTCTTGTCCTCGTTCGTGTCTACGTTCATAGAAACTAGCCTCGGACGGATCGTCATAACCGCATCGTAAGCATTGAAACAAGTCTGCCTCCTCTCGTTCTCATTGTAGAACGAAAAGGAGACAGGAGTGTCTACTTCTACGTTCGGAGAAACAGGGGAGAAACGCACGAACGGAGGACACTCCTGTCTTGTTGCTATCATAGCCGAGAACTCAATAGATTCTCAAGCTACGAAGACAAGCTCGGATCTTACGTTTGAGATCCGGTTTGACGAAGAATCGCCAGCGATTGACGAGACGTTGACGCTTAGGTGAGCCGATAAACCTCTGTCGCCAGTATCGGATTTTACGCAACATTGGAGTTTCTTCCGATGTCTCCATAGACGGACCGGTCCTGTATGATACGTGTCGCCTCTTGGAGTCCTTGCTTGTTAGCAGAGTCCGGGTCTCGCTTAAGTTCAGCCTCTATAATCTTGAGCAACTCTAGTCGCTCTACTCTCTGCCCTTGACGGCGATAGAAATTACGTACATCTTCAGCAGACATTTACACCTCCTGAACCCAAGTCAACGTTTCGTGGCTTTGAACACAATCGCAGTACGCAACCTCAACAAGAGAGTTCACGACTTCGTCATCGTACTCTTGAGGTAATCCGCAAGGGCAAGGAGCGTCATCGCAGTCAGCCTCAAACTTCTTCCAAGCCTCCTCCTCGGATCTTGCTTTGATTACGAGAGAGTCACCAGACAAGAAGATAAAGTCCCGAAGAGTCCGACAAGTCTCTACGTCTAGCATAGCGTGGACCGGGTTTGTTTATGAGCATTAGGATCGCCGTGAGCAACACGATTACTCCGAGAGCAATCAGCCCTAGTCCGACTATTGACCAATCTGCTTTATTCATCATCGCCTCCCTGTGTATTGTTGTCCGGTTGATACTGAGGTGGAGTTTCGTATGCCAACTTTTGTATGGCTCGTTCGGCCGCTCTTAGTCCCTCTAGTCGTAGAGCAGTATCTAACTTCAACCACTCTGGAGCAGAGGAGTCCTTACGGATCTCCTCCACCTCTTCAATCAACTTTAGGATTCGTTCGTGACTCTCGGTTAGAGCCTCACGCCAACCAGTTTTGAAAGCTAGGTCCTGCCAGACTTTCATGTAGTGTTCGGTCATCATTAGTCTCGCTCTTTTAGGCAGAAGTCGCATCGCTTGCCGTAGCAATCGCAGTCTCGGTCTCCACAAGGATCGCAAGTACACTCGGACTCTTGCTCAATCTCTGGTTCTTGAGGTTTCTGGTTCTTTGGCCAAGTAGAGTCATCAAACGGATCTATCTTGTGTTCAAAGAACTTGTTGGAGCAATCTACGCACATAGATAACTCCTCCTGCCAAACGTCAGCCTGAACTGGAGCGTCACAATAGATACAAGGTTTAGTTTCTTCGCTCACTTGCTCAACCTCCAGACAATCGCACTCTTCCCGGATCTAGTTGGTAGACGGAACCCGGAGTCCTGAACGAACCCGAGCTTGACGAGTTGCGAACGGCGAGTCCTAATACCAGACTCCGAGGCGAAGAACGTCTGCTCTTCTTTGAGTTGACGATATATCTGGAGTCCTTGGTATTCCTCAATCAACTTTTCGTCAATCATCGGTCCCTTGTCTCGCAA